GTTGTTCGGCTTTTCCGAACTACTGCGTTTTATTAACTGACTTGCATAAATCCTAATGCGGTCATAGTCGGCCCTATCCTCTTTGTATGTATAACCAAACCTATTAGCAATTTCTCCTCCTGTTAGATTTGGTTCTTTTACTAAAATCTTTAAGATTTTTTCTTTGAGTTTCATAAGTTTTCATTTGGTGGATTGTCTTGTTTTTTGTTTTTTTCTGATTGTAATAAGTTAAATCCTGCTGCAATAAATAATGGCGAAATAAATAAAATAAAATCCGTAATAGTTGCCTTTAGAACAACCAAAATAAAGAAAGTCCAATACATAGCAAGAATGGAGGTAACGAATAAGCTACGCTCAATTTTCTTGCTACTAAGGAAACTCTTTTCACTGCTAAAAGTTCTGTAAAAATCTTTTAGAGTATTTAAAGAAATATTTTTTATAAATGTTCTCCACATTATGCTAATGGGATTATTTTTTTATCAACTAATGTAATTTCCATTTCACTATATTTCTTTAGCAAAAACATCAATTCTTTAAATGCTGACCTGCTTTCTAAAATCCAATCTTTCGATTGATTTTTGCCTACCAAAATACATCCCTTACTATCTTTAGGGCCATTGCCGGGATGAATTAAAATGTATTCATAGCCTTTAACATTCTGAAGGTGTGGCGTTGTAATCTTAAATCCCGGTGAAAATCTCATCTTCATTTCATACGTTCCGCTTGGAATTGCAGTTTCGCCAAATACTTTTGCTTCTCCAACATCGTCTAAATCGCCATCCCTATTCCAATCTCTGCAAGTGTCCTCTAATGTATAACAAATAAATTTAGGATAAATAGTTTGCAAATCTTTGTAGTAAAGTTTACCAATTGTTGATTTGTCAGTGTAAACTTCTCTCTCTAATATTAGGCTTATTTTCATAAATTAGTTTTAGCATTCATTTGTTTTGCCTCCTCCTCCAACATCCTCAAATTTGCTTCACTCTCAGATAATACTTCAAATAATTCATCGTATGAAATATTCTTAGTAACTCCATTTAATATTAGCTTTGCCTCCCTCTTTTCGGGATAGTTGGCAATTACTCTATAAGTTCCATTCTTGTAGATTGCCTGTGGCCCTTGTGTGTAGTTTCTTGGTTCAATTTTCATAGTTGTTTTGTTAATTGTTTTATTGTTAGTTTCATTTCTTCGTGTTCATCTTGAATTTTCTCAAAATGTTGCATAATTGGCTCCATCCTTTTGATAGCATTTTTTGTATCGCTAATAAACCCTGCATCGTTGTGTAATTTTTGTGTTACCACCGCTTTAAACTCTGCAAAATCTTTGATTAATTGGTCAATCTTATAAGTGTTGAATGCTTCTAATTCCTTAACTTTATCGTGAATTATTACTCCGTTTTGTTCAAGTTTTTCAACTCTTCTAATTATAATATCGTAAATTATTTTTACTAAACCAAAAGTAACTCCTAAAATCAAGGTAACAATACCAAATGCTATTGAGGATGTAATCATAATCTAAGAGTAAAAATGTATTTAAAATATAATTCAAATGTAAGCCCAAATAAGGCTCTTAATAATATCAGATGTACGATTGCCTCCCTAAGACTATAATCTTGCAAGGCAACAAAAAATAATGCTAAAAATAAGGTGTTTAAAAATATGAATTGCATCAAGTGCCATCCATCGGTTAAAAAAACAAACAATGTAGAACTGAATGGATAATCTTCTCCTAACTCAGGCTTACCATCTCTCCATTTGTTTTGCCAACTATATTCTGAGTTCCAAAATCTATGGCTTAACTTTGAAAAAATACTCTCGTAAAAATGAAAGTTTAATTTGTCCATCGCTGCTTTGGCAATCGCTGAAAACATTACTAATATGTAGATGTGGCTAATCATTTCTTTTTTTATATTCGGGGATTACACTAAAAAAAGTAAATAAAATAATGCAGATTGAAAGAAACAAAACAAATCCTGCAAATACTGCAATATTGTTATTATCCACAATTGATTGCTTTTCGTAGAAAGTAGCCAACATTAATATCAAAAATACTAAATAATAACAAAAGGAAATTGTGTTATTAAATACTAACCATTTTAAAAAATCTTTAATTGTTTTCATAGTTTTTTTTTGACAAATATAATTAATTAATCGAAAATCAAAATTTCAATTGCTTTTTTTAACTCTTCGATTGTTTCAAAATCAACATTGGATAGGTAAACCAATCTTATACAACCTCCCAATTCACAATGTACAGATATTTCATCTACTTGCTCAAAAAAATTACTTGTTACTTCTAAATTATTTATTGTCATATTTTTAGTTTATTAAAATGTATCTGCAATTTCCAGTGTCTGAACTTGAGCCTAATTGAATTGAAACTACTATGTATTGGTCTATTGTCCAATCTATATTCATTGTTGTTTCTGCTGCCGATGTAACCGCTTCTTCAATTGAATTGGCTGTTGTTGCCGAAGTAACTATGCTTTCTGTTGCTGACTCAATAGCAATATTTCTCATTGTTGCAAAAGAACGTGTACTTGCTATTTGTGCAGGTGTTGTTGCTAATAATATAGGTGAACCACCAGAGATATTCGCTACTGTGTTTACATAAACCCTTGCTGTAATCGTTCCTAAGCCACTTGTTCCTTTTATAATTCTTGTGGTAAGCATTGGAACATCACCAATCACAAATGTATTGGCAGGTACTAACATTGCTTTACAAAATGTATTTGAGGTTGTTCCTGTTACTGCTGTTCCTAAACCTGTTGATTGAAGTGTTTTTCTTTTAGCGTTTAATTGTGTTTGAATAGCAGAAGTAACCCCTTTTACATAAGATAATTCTGTTAAACTGGGCTCTGTTGCTGTGTCAAAATGAACGGGCAATCCGTTGGCATCTGACTTCAATGCCCTTGCTGCGGTTATTGCTGCATTTTCACTTACTGCTGTGCCATTGTTAGCATAATGTGCTAATCTGTATTGTGTGCCACTATTAACAACTCCTAAAGATACATAAGTAGCCCAAGCACCCGAATGAAACACCGTATAAATAATAGTACCCGCAACCGAATAACCAACTGAATTTATAGTTGCTGTTCCATTTCTTACAAGTACCCAATATCCTTTGCCTTCTACTGGCGAAGGGTTTGTAAATGTTGAATTAGCAACAACCGTATATTGCCCATCATTTACTGCTGTTTGATTTGTTGATACTACTGTCCAAGTTGAACCTCCGCTACCTCCACCAATATAACTAACCGCTAATGTAACTAAATTAGTAACTACATATCTATCATTTGCACTATCATAATAAGAATGTAACGCTGCACCATTAGCACCAACAAATATTTGAGAAGGATAATCTTTGTTGTAAAGAAAAGCATAGCCACCTGCTGTCAATGTTAATGTTCCTGCCGATGGACTTGAGGGATGATTTCCTGCCTTAATTGTTACATTTCTTAAATTCGCACCAAAAACAAAATTAGTTGTGTTTTCAGTTGGCTCAAAAATATTTCCAATAGCACCATTTCCCAATGTTATTGCACCTCCTGTCTTATGAAAAATATTCTTACTACAACTTGTTCCCAATGTCGGAGTAACTCCTTTGTAAAAAATATTATCATTAGCATCTTTGGTGTAAACCATTGCATCATTTACCGCCTTGCTTGTTGGCACTTTTGTATCTAAATTGCCTAATGTAGTTTCTACATCATCAACCCAAAATACTTGACTATCGAATGAATCTCCAAATTGTGCCTCCGTTGGAATATCCCCCGTTTCAAAAAATGTTTTTATTGTTGACCTATTTTGTTGTGCCATATTTTTATTTTTATGCTACTATAAATGTTGATTCTATTATCATAACTCCTATTCCTTCGGTGATTGGTGGAATATTGTCATAAACTATTTGTGTTGCAAAATTAAGATTATTTGGCAAATTTCTATTCTGTTGTGTTACTACTATTGTTGTTCCACTTTCATCTATATTCAAAAAACTCATGTTAGTAGTAGAAACAAAATCTACATATCTATCCAACCCAAAACCAAACTGCAAACATAAATCATAAGTGCTTTGCAAACTTTTAACAAAATAATTATTGTTAGGTGTGCTTATTATCTCACTCTGAACAATAGCACTTGCCACAACATTAGGCTTTATTGTTTCATTGAAATACAAACTTAATCCTACAATGCTATCAGTTATATCAATGCCATTATCAACGCTTAATTTAACCGCATATTGTGGCGAACCATACACTATCACCGCAACATCAAAAATAGTTTGTCCAAACTTAACTTCGTACTGCATCAACTGAAAAATTAAAAGAATTGTTATCTTTAAAATCAATGTTTATCTGACTAAATCCATCTCTCTCCAACTGCACTCCTATTTCTTTTTCTAAAAAAATATCAAGCCCAGAACTATTAAGATAATTGTCTATTCCAACACCACATAAAATGTACTCCTTCCAATCGCCTTGATTAGAATTAATGATGTCAATGATATGGTCTTCGTCTGATAGTCCAATAGACAAATCACCATCAACTATAAGCAAATCAAATTCGCTGTTTTGTAAAAAATCTTTAGCCGCCATTTCCGTGTTTTACGTTACTATTTTCTATTTGTGAAATATTTATTTGTGGCAAAACAAGTGCTGATAATATACCTGCTTGTGCTGTTGTTACGCCTCCATCAACTGCTGCTAATGCTACCCCCATTGCTGTAAGATTAGCACTTAATGTAGTCTTTAACGTATTAATCTCAGTCTGCAAGTTATTCAACGCTGCATTCAATATTTGCACTTTTACCAATCCTCCATGCTCATCACCTGCAATATAAACCTGAGATACCTCGCTAACCATAACTACACAACTTGTCGTTTCACTCATCTGAGAAATCACAACAAAACTGCCAACCTTTGGAATTAATACAAATCCCTTTTTTTTATCCGCATTTAATAACACCCCAAAGAAATCTGCACTCCCATCAATAGGCTCACACTTACAAGTAAAATTAGGCTCATCTACTGATAATACCTTACAGATAGATGTTTCATAACTCAATTCATCCATTCCTGACAATGTCCTTATTGCCTCTCTTATGTCCGTTGCCTGATTGCTCATTATGCTATCCTCCTTTCTAATTCAATGTTTTGCCTACCGCCTCCCATTCCTATCTCTGATGTAACTGACTTAACTACATACTTACCTTTTCTTTCAGGATAAATATAAGAATCCAATTGAACAAAATCACCTGGCTCAATCTTTGGCTCAATGAATGTCAAAAAAGAACCATAGTAACCTGTATAATTCATTTGCTCTAAAAATAAATTAGCTTTTAAATCTAATTCTGCTTTTGTGCCTCCATATTGGAATATTGTTCTTAACTCACCTGTTGGATCACCATAATTATATTCTTCTCTTGAATTATCACTTTTGATAATTACTCCTTCTAACTTTACTTTTACATCGTCTTTTTTTAGGTACCGGAGGTTGCCTGTATCTATCATTTGTCTTTCAAATAATATTGTTTCTGTGTTACTTTCTGCTTGGTAGTATGATAATCCAACTCTTAATTTACCATTTTTAAAGTAAGAAAATAAACCATAATCTGTTCTTAACTTTTGCAACACTAATCCAACACTTGCTTTCTGTGTTCTTATTGCTCCAATTTGAGCGTCTAATGCCTCGTAAGGGATGTTTGTGTTCTCAAGTATCTTACCTATCAATGTTCTTAAATTAACACTCTCATAGCTGATATTTGGTGCTATTGATTGTTTTAAAATAAACATTTCATCCTCA